CAACTTAATGAATCAAAATGAAATCTATGTTTCCCAGTCACGATCAGGATGTGTCCCTGTAGGTTTCTGTATGTTGTTTCCCTCTTTGTCTTTTGCCCATATATAACCTTGTAGTTCTTTAATTAGATTCTTAGACCTGGAGGTAACATAGATTTCATTTTGATTCATTAAGTTGATTCCATATATCACACTATCTCTACCTTTTGCTACTCCAGATATTTTATGTCCGTAAGCTCGTATCTCACTAATACTCTTTGGTTCTGCTGAATCTGCCCATAGGTGTGTAGTTGTATTATTGTCTTTTAAGAATCTACTTATATCTCTATTGTGCATCCCTTTTCTATATAGTATCTCATCAAATATATAAGCATCGTTCCATTTGTATAATAAGATAATCGTACTAGGGTCAACACTATAACCAAAGTCAAGTCCTCCACATAATAACCTAGCTTCGTATGGTATGTTATCAATATATTTCCAATCAGGAATACATACTCCCTCTAAACTTCCTATCTCACCAAGTCCATATACCTTCCACCAGTTTGCCCAGTATGTTGATGTCTTAGCTTTTACTTTAGCTTTCTCTATTTCTTTAACTATTGAAGCAGGTAAGCTATCGTTGTCTTTATAAGTTAATGTTAGAAAGTCAGTATCTTCTTGACCTATTAGTTCTTTATCTACCCAGAATATGTTACTAGGATTGTAATCTAACCACACGGTTTCTGATGTTCTTACTGCTAGTTGTTGGTACACCTCAAAGCTAGGAATGTTATTACATTCATTTATAAATAGGTCTGTTCTTCTTGCTCCTCTAAGTTTGTCTGGTTGGTCTGTACTAAAGAACTCTATATATGACCCTGTACTGAATTGGTACTTTAGAGTTGATTTGTTGAACTTTCTATCATCGTACCTATTGGTTTGCTTAAGTATATTAAGAAAGTCCTTTAAAGCTCCTCTACGTAAGTGTGGGACTGATTCTGCTACTACGCTTATTTCTTTGTTCTTGTTTTTAATAGCATAGTCAGTAAGTATCATTAGAATAGCTATGGTCTTACCTGCAGAACTACCTCCCCTTACAATTCTTATTCTTTTGTGTAATTCTCTAAGTTTTACTACTGCTTCTGTTTTAGCAAACATTAATCAATAAATAAAGGTACATCTTCGTTTATAGTTATATCCTTTGTTTGTAGTGGAGAACCATAAGCTGAATCAAGTAATGCCCTATAAGCTTGTACATCTCCATTTCTTGCCTTTCTTATTATACTCAAAGTGATTATATCTTCTTCAGTTAAATATTCATTTTCACCTGTTACTGGATTCTTAATATTCTCAATAGTACTTAACCATTTTTTAACTATTGTTGCTCTATTTAGTTTGCCTTTAGGTCTACCATTCTTTTTAGGTTGATAAGTAGAACTAAACATTTTAAGATTATCTTCTTTAGCCATTTTTCTCGTTTTTCTCTCGTTTTATATATTCTTTTCCATTTATTTTAATACTTAGTTTAGAATCTAGCTTTTGCATCCTATCTATTATAACTTGACAATACTTAGGGTCAAGCTCCATTCCATAACATTTTCTTTTTAGTTGATGTGCTGCAACCATTGTAGAGCCTGAGCCTAGAAATAAATCAACTATATTCTTATAATTTTGATGATTACCTAAAGCTCGAGCAGCTAATTCAACTGGTTTTTGAGTAGGGTGCATATATTTAGAATCTTTTTTAATTTCCCATAAATCAGTTTCGTTGTTTATTCCTTCATCTAGCTTTCCATTAAATAAACAAAACTCGTGTTGATGCCTATAACCTCTACCTAAACCAAATACATTTTTTGCCCAAACTATACAGGCTTTAAAATCTAATTTACTTTGTAGTAATCCGTAAAATTTCCAATTACACCAAACATAATAACTATCAGGTTTCAATATATTTAATATAAATACAAAACCATTTATTAAATTTTCAAAATCGTTTTTTGATATATTATCATTTTCTATTACATTAAATTTTCCACTTCTACCATTAAAGGCTACGTTATATGGTGGGTCAGTAAATACCATATCAGCTTTTTCTCCATTCATTAGCTTTGCCACTTGGTCTGAATCTGTACTGTCTCCACAAAGTAAACGATGCTCTCCTATTTCTATTAAATCTCCTAGAACAACATCTACTTGCATATTGTCTGGCTCAGTATAATCATCCTCCTCAGCTTCTAATACTTCATCAAACATTGGAGGGAGGTCTAAACCCCAATCGTTTAATTTATCTACATCCCATTCATTAGCCAGTATGTCCCAGTCCCATTCTCCAAATCCTGAATTGTCTTTTATTATAAATTCTTCCTTTTGCTCATCACTCCAATTATCAACTATATCTACCCATACTTCTTTTAATCCTGCTTCCTTACACGCTTTAGTTCTCATATTACCTCCAAGCACCATCAGGTTTTCATCAACTACTATAGGTCGTTTCTCAAGCATTTCTGGAAATTCCTTTATTGAATTTACTAACTTTTTAAATTTTACATCTTTAATAGTTCTTGGATTATTAGAATTGAACTTAATTTTATTTAATTTTATTAATTGCTTCATTATTTATATATCGAAAAATAAATTAAATTTTTAAATACTTTCTTCTCTTTGTAAAACTTTATTATACATATCCTCTGTGTAGAGTGCTAAGTCATCTATGTCTTTATTAGTAAGATACTTTATACGATGTTTAATTAAGATTCTTTTGTTTTCATTTCCCACGTCATCAATATCATTTATAATAATGTCTAGCCACCTATCTATATTCTTATTGTATAATTTATAAATATCATAGTTCCTAATTAAATGTAGTGCTGTGGCGTGGTGCATATTCTTTCCATTCTCTTTAAAGAAGTTAGCTATTCTACTTAATCCTATTCCTAAATATTTTCTAAGCACAAAACAAACTAAAGACCTTGCTTCTACGTGTTCTCTTTGTCTTGTATTTTCAAACACATCTAAACCTGATAATTTATTTACTTGTTGTGCAATATATAAAGCTCTTTTTTCAGTTACTATACTCGATTGCTTTATAACATTTGATTCTTTCATAATAATAATAATTTAATTTTTAGTTCTCTTTGTATCTCCTGAAGCATACCCACGGCATCTTCTGTGTCTCCCATATCTATAGCATCTATTATGATGTCTATGTCTTGTATTAGTTCTTTCATAAAGTACCTGTCAATACATAATCATCTAAGTCTGCTCCATTAACAAAGAAGGTTTCAAAGATGTCTACTGCCTTCTCTACTTTTCTTTTACCTTCTAAATAAAATTCTTCTGAACAATCCCATACACCTAAATCTAAACTTCCTTTGTCCATTACTAGGAATTTGAATTCTTCATATCCCACCTTAAATAGTTCACAGTATAAATAGCATTGTACATCATATCCGTATTTCTTTGCAGCATATGGAAAACCTTTAATGTCTGTTGTAGTTTTTAAATCTACTATTCTACCTTTTCCTAGAACGTCTGCCTTACCTCTAAATGGATAACCACAAACATTACCTATTGCAGGAACTTCAAAATCACAGTCAGTTATCATTTTAAGTGCGTGTTCGTTTCTAAAGAAAGCATCTGCTAATTTCTCAGCTTTATTCTTTTCTTGCATTGTAAATACTCTACCGTGTTCTTCCTTTGCTAATTTATATGCTTTTGTATTCTTACTAGCAACATCTACAAATATCTGCGCATTAAAAACGTGAGGTTCTAATATAGCTGTATGAAATAACCACCCATCTCTTAAGGGTTGTGTTTCTGGATTTCCATACTGAGTAACGTGCTTATAAGTTTTAGGACTTGACAATAGTAATTTAAGTGAGGAGCTACTTAATGCTAACTTATTAAGTTCTCCATAGTAGAAAGAATCATCATCCATTTTAGATAATAGTTCTTTATGCTCATAATTCTTACCGTCTAATAGTTGTATCATTTTCTAATAATTTTTCTGATTTTTTTGCTCTCTCTATTGCTCTTAGTTTATCTCCTTCTGCTATCTTTAATTTAAAGTCTAATACTTGTGCCTCGTTTCTAAGACCTACTACAAACATATGCATCTCATTAACACATTTAATTAAGTTGCCTAATTCTTTAGTAGATTCATTATTTTCTTTTTTAGTATCGTATGCTTTAACAAGAGCTTGACCTATATAATTAAAGTTAGCTTCATATACTTGATT